ATGCATAGGCTGTAACAAACAATGTCGTAGTTGACTTAGTTGTACCAAATGCTGTATTAAACAGTGTTACAAAGCTACTTGTAGTTGACTTAGATGTGGCTACTGTAGTATCTGTTGACTTAGATGTAGTGAATGCTGTATCAAATATAGTTGTTGTTGACTTGCTTGTGGCAGTAGCAAATGTTGATGTAACATTTGTGCCAGTTGCATATGCTGTAAGTAGTTCAGTAACTCTAATCTGTTGAAGCTTGAAGCTTGTTTCAATTGCTGTTCTTGGTACAATTTTTCTGATTTCAACTTTTGCAGAGGCAGCGGGTGCTGCTGTAAAAACAACATTATTACCAGATACGGTATAATCTGTACCCTCTACCTGGAGAACACCATTAATTTTAACTTCTAATATACTCATGCACCACCAGGGATAGCAAACGTCGTTAATTCACCATCACCAATATAAGCCTGGGTTCTTGAATCTGGTGTAGCTGTGGTAACTTCACTACTTACAAGAACTCGACCAAATTTTTCAACACCAGCAGGATGCCATAATTTCTTTAATAAGTAGCTATATTTATTGAAGACTATAGACGATCTAACTTCATATGAATAGTCTTGATAGTAGTAACTATCCTGAATGTATTTGTCGGAGTTTAAGAAGCCGCGAGTGGATCTAAAGAAGCCCTCACCCTGACCCTGTTGTTGTAGAAGAACAGTTCCAGAAGTAATGAGGTTTGTATTAGAGAGAGAAACGAGCGTAGCCTCCTCTCTTTGTTCGTATCCTAAGCCTGAATCAATTACTTTGACCTCACCCAAAGCAGTTGAACCAAATCCACTGACACCACTTACTACAGCATTGTTGCCAAGATAACCATTACCAGTTGGACCACGACCAGCCGGAGACTCAGTATCAAGAAGTTTCATACCACTTATAACTGTATCAACGACTTGGACTTGCACGTTAGTAGTATAATCTTGACCTGGATTTGTTGTAAAGATTTTTGCAATGGTACCTACTTCATAGTTTTGATAACCAAGAGCATCCTTCAGGATAGTATCAAAACCAGCTTGGACATTAGATGACAATCCATAACCGTTGCCAGTTGGATATGATAGCTGTCCCACTCTCATATTATTGATACTATTGGCAGTTACAATATAGTTTAATGTATTGCCAATTGCGTTAATCTTTACTGGAGATGAGAAAAGATATTTAACATCTACCAATGAACCAATTCTGAGCGATGCATTGTCGCCACCACCAGCTATTGTTGGAACAAGGTTTGCACCAGCACCACCAGAACTTCCGCCAGTAGAATTGGCTATTGTTACAGTAACAGAAAATACATTTGTTGTTAAAAATCCGTTACCACCATGTGTAACATTAAAATATGTTTGACCTGATGCTGTGTTGTTTAAGATAGTACCCGAACCATCAGTCACTAGGTTAGCTGTTGCGTTAGCTGTACCATTGGAAAAAATGATATAATCAGAATTAGAATAACCAGAACCCCCATCCTCAACAACAACACCAGTTACTGGACCCTTGATTAGAAAGACAGTGTTGTTGACTGTGTATCCTGAACCACCATCTTCAAGATTAAATGTAATAGTACCATCAAGTTCTTTTAGCTTCGTTACTACAACCTTACCTCTCTTACCTAATCCCTGTACTTCAAGAATGTCTCCAACAGAATATCCAAACGGGGATGCTCTATTTGAAACATCAACTTCAGACATTGACCCGATAATTTTTGGAGAGTTGATTGCTGTAACTGTTGGTGCCTGGCCACTAACCAGTTTTGATTCATCGATTAAAACAACCTCATCGTGTCTAAAATTGCCAACAACATCTGTTAAATAAAAAATATTAATGTTTTTATTATTAACAAATTTTGTTTGAAATTTTTCCACATAAGCCTTGGCACCAGAAATACGGCCTACAATAAACTCACCAACAAATAGACTATTATAGGGTTTGTAGGAGACTTCAAGGTAGATGTCTCTATTCCATTCGCCATCCGATAACCTTAGAATATCATCACCAGGTCTATAGACAGAAATATTGTCGCTAAACAACAATTGGAATAGAAGTTTTAAGCCGCGCTCAGTACCCTTTGAACCGTATACTTCCTTGATATGCTTCTGAAGTAATCTCTTATCACCAGCAATATCTTCTGGGATTGGAAACATATATTTCTTTTTAAATTCATTAATAAAGATATCAACAGTTTTATCAATATCCTTATATTCAAGTAGTCTTCTTGAATCATATAATACTTGGTCTTGTGTTTCAAGCCACTCAAAGTATGCTTTAACAAATGCAATAAAAAGAGGTCCCTCCTCTTTGTATATCGAGGGGAACTGATTAGCAATAAATGGAGATATGAATCTTTCTAATTGTCTCATTATTCTCTAACGCCACGAACTGTAACTACAAGATGTCCAGCTTCAATTTGTAAAACTTTATTTGCGTTTGTTTCAATATCTAATTTCTTTGTCCTGGCATAAATTTCTAGCTCTCCAGATATACCAACATCTTCATAGATTAGTTCACCAATTGAAATTTCGCCAGTCGTGTAATTAACTGTACCAACCTTATCCTTTAACAATTGAACAGCACCATTGACCGTTGATACAATCATTAGGTTACCTTGAGTATCATCTTTAATTTTTGCAAGATAATCGACATCGTTAAGGTTATACGTAAACAATGAAGATTCAATTGTTGATGCAGCATCCTCATAAATTTTTCTTGCTGTTGAGACTTCTAGTTTAAGTTCATTTTCAAACGAGAAGGAAATTCTGAAAGGAACCCCTGTATCAACTGCTAAATGCTTAATGATTCTTAATTCTGTATTGTTACTAATGATAGCTGTTTCACTATCGTCAATAGCTTTTACGAGTTTTGAATATCTTAAATCAGAACCAAACTTAGCAAGATTGTCATCACCCCACTGAAGGACTGTATCCTCTACTAATGCCTGGATATCTCTTGCAGATCTTGTTGTTAAATTAATGTTATAAAGAACTTCTGTTACTACTTCTGCGAAGAAATACTCTGGGTCAACAATAACTGGATCAATAGAAATTGCTGATCTTTCTTTCAAGTAATTATACATTTGGGTCTTGAGTGGTGTTGGTAACTTAATACCACCAATTGGCTTAGCAGCAACAATAACTTTACCATACTGCTTTGGTTCTGTTTCTTCACCACCATATGCAGTTACAATTTCTAGCGATGGGAATGCTTGTTTAGTTAGAGCAACGTAATCTTCTACAGTCACTGCTCTATTTTGTGTTGGAAAATATCTAGGTGCATTGAATTTAATTTCTTCATCAGTTTCATGCTCAGCGCCTTGGGAGGCTGCAGTTGTAGTTGAAACAGCGATGTTTGTGTATCCCTGAATTGCATTTGGGGCAGTGAATCTCTCCACTCCATTGGCATCTAGACCGTTTGTTTCCCTATATGTAATTGTTACAAGATTACCATCTGTTAGTGCTTTACCAATATCGCCATTACCAAACACTACTTCAAATAAATGGTCTTCGGCCCCCTGTACAAAATACACCTCATCAGCATTGTCTAAACCAAACAAAAACGTTTGTTTATTCCACTTTGTTTCTACTGTTGCTGTATTTGATTCTTTTACAGTTACATTCAACGATTGAATATCAACATTAGCTGACTGGAGCATATAGCGAGCAGTTGCATTTGCAACAAATACTTCTTTAATTATATTGCCTTCATAAACAGCCACATTAGCTGCTTTATAGATACCGCTATTTGCTCTGATAACAATTGCTTCATCTGTAGTAAAGAAGTATGTTGTATTGTCTTCTGTTCTACCATTAATTTCATAATACTTTGGAATTGTAATTGAATCTGGTGCATCTGTTGGCACAATTGTTAGATCAACATAGGCAATAGCAGATGTTCTAGAACGAGGAGTGTAGTTTAATTCCTTAGCGTGGGAAACAATTGATTCTCTGAGCTGAGCAGTATCCAGGAACATCTCGCTACCAACTAAGTTCAGATATACACCATTCATGTATGTGTTATAGGCAAGAAGGTCAAGTAGAACGGCCATGTTTGACCCTTCAAAATCATAGTCCTTAAATTGCTCTTGCTGAGATAGGAATGTTTTCAAGCTAGACTTATAGTTTTGTAGGTCTAGCTCTGATGTTGTTAGGAATCCATTAGCCATGTTATCTTACCCTCTCTAGAGCAACAGATAAAACTTGAGGTTGTTCTACTGAGTTGATTCTGAATTGTATTGTAACTTCATAGGAATTTCTATCATAATCTGGAGTAGCAACCACGCTATCTAATATTGCTCTTGGCTCATAGTTTTTAATTGTATCTGTAATATAGTCTTCTAGAACTGTCGTAGTTAAAGCTGAAATTGGCTCAAACAGTAATGCTCTAATATTACCACCAATTTGAGGGTCCAGCAATCTTTCATATCTGTTGGTTAAAACAAGACTTTTGATTGCTCTTTTTACGCTATCTACTTCTGTGATTCTATTAACATCACTATTGAAAGGATTTTTGCCAAAGTTGATACTCAGATCAGAATATCTGACATTTCTTTTCAGGAAAGAAGAAGTAGTTTTTGTATAGCTAGACATATAAACCCTCTATATCAAGGTTATTTATATTAACCATTTGCAAATACATTTGGCGACCCTTCAGTGATAGTATTTTGCTCTGGTGTGCCTGTACCATAATGATCATCCTTTCTTCCTATTTCTTTATTTCCTATAAAGACGTTAGGCGAGTATTTGTCGAGTACAGATTGATCTAACTCACATCCCTTTCTTTTATGGGGAGCTATCTTATTGCCTCTAACAACAATTAATTTGTTATTGGAAAACACTGAGCTGGAGTTCACCTCATTAACAGCTGTGTTAACAGGATTACCGCAGCGGGTACCTGTACCAGTTGGGGAGTATACTCTATCATCCTTTCTTGCTACAGCTGTCATCCTAGTCTTGCCCCAGGCTTCAAATCAACAAACTTATTACGAGCATAGATCTTAGGAACACTCCATGTTGCCATTGGTAGTCCATGGGTAACACGCTTACCACTAGCATCTTCTTGATACGCAATATGCAACCAACCTGGACCACCTCCACTTAGGTTGTATTCTAAGAAGAACTGCTTGGCAATCTTACCAACAATTGGATAAACTTTTTGTGCTGCCTCATATGCCGTCATACCATAGACATTCATATCACACGCACATCCTATATTGTGGTCCGACTTTTTATTTGATCCACCACCGGATAGCTGAACGTCAGGAGTTCTAAATCCAGAGGTTATGCTTACCTTAATGCCAGCAGCAACAATTGGCTCCATAATGTTTTCGGCATGTTTAACAATATTACATAAGATATCAGCCTTAGTTAGACCCTGCTGGTCTTGTAGTTTTCTAGTTCCATTTTGTGTATAATCCGCAAGAGTAAAGTTTTTAGATACTCTGACTTTTTTATAATCATCAAGCAGTATGATGGATCCACACTTAACCTGTTTTTGCTCGCCACCAGCTGGGGGAACAGCTGATGAGCCTTCAACTGGAGGTGTATTATCAGCTGGCACTAAGCCATTTGAAACAATAACATTATTGTATTCCTCAAGAGACTTTTCAATATCATCATCAAATGCATAAATTTCAAATACAGTTGGACCACCAGCCTTAGACTTAGTGATAACTGTTGGAGCTTCCACTGCTCCTAGAGGCTTTGCAGTTGGCTTATTGAAGTGAACCTGACTACCCTGCAGCTCTACATTACCACCTGAATAGAGAATTGTTGTTCCACCAGAATCAATATTTGTTGCCCCGCCAACTGCAACATCAAAGTTGCCACCAATGTCCATTTTTAAATTACCACCAACTCTCCATGTGGCATCACCACCTGTTGAAATATTTGTGTTGCCACCTGAGAGGATATTGACAGCACCAACAACAGATAAATTCATGTTGCCGCCAGCATATACATTCTCATTTTCAAATATAACGTGGTAGCGGTCCTTGGCACTTCTGTGGACAATAGAACCATCTGGATGAAACTCTACAAACGATCCCTTTCTGTGGAATATTTGAATACGCTCAGCGTTTGGTGTGTCATCTAATTCAAACACGTGGCCGGCATCTGTTTCCATAACATGGTTTGCTGGATATCTAGCGTCAAACTTTGAAGCAGGCTCTGCAAACTTAGAACCATCGGCAGCTGGAATATTAGATGTTGCTGTGGCTCTTGAAAAAGCTACGGCGTTTCTATCTTGGGTACCAACTTCACCTCTAGCGTGTCTTGGGTTTGTTCCTTCTCCAACAAATTTTGGATGAACGCCAGCAGGATCATAGAACCCCTCGTTAGGGTTAGCTGGCGAATCTGGTTTACCTACAATTGAACCAAGGACTACTGGCTGCTGGGCCTGCTCACCATCAACAAAGAACCCCACCACCCAATCGCCCTGGTTAACCATGGGTGAGGACATCTGGGCAGTGGAGGACACGAAAGGAGCCCATGGCAAGTTGCCAGTTGGCATTAGAGTCTTATCAGCTGTATGGTAACCAATACAACGGACCCTTACTCTAT